GACGATGCAGTCTTATTAATGTGGGTGGTTGATCCACTACTAGATCAAGCGTTTAAGGTTATAGATGCTTGGGGATTTAAGTATAAAACAGTTGGATTTACTTGGGCAAAAACTAATAGAAAGTCTTTAGGATTTTTTACTGGTTTAGGATATTGGACTAGATCAAATCCTGAAATGTGTTTACTAGCAACTAGAGGTAAACCAAAAAGGCTAAATATGAGTACACCACAATTAGTAGTGTCTGAACGTAGAGAACATAGTAGAAAACCAGATATTGTGTACAAACATATAGAAACTATGTTAAGTGGTCCTTACGTAGAACTATTTGCTCGTAATACACGAGATAATTGGGATTCTTGGGGAAATGAGGTTGACAAGCATGACAAAGTATGATATAGTATTTACAAATGAACGAATATAAAAGATATAAATTACAAGACGTATTAGATGGAGAGAAACGAGCATTGTTTAATGTTCTATCTACATTTGCTGGTGGCGGTGGTTCCTCAACAGGTTATCGTCTAGCTGGTGGAAAGATACTAGCAGTAAATGAATTTGTAGAAGAAGCTCAAAAAACTTATAAAGAAAACTATCCAGATACTATTATTATTCCTGATGATATTAAAAAACTAACTGGCAAAGATTTTTTAGAAAAAATTAATATGAAACCAGGTGAACTAGATTTACTAGATGGTTCTCCTCCGTGTTCGGCGTTCAGTATGGCAGGTTCAGTATCTCATGGTGCAGGTAGAACTCATGCAGCTGCGTTTGGTAAAACAAAACAATATTCAGATATTAAGGGTGTAGAAAACGTTGAAGATTTATTTTTTGAATTTTTAAGAGTGGCAAATGAAATTAAACCAAAAGTTATTATTGGAGAAAATGTTGAGGGTTTGACAATGGGAGAAGCAAAAGAATATTTCCATAAAATTCAAAATAGATTTGAAGAACTTGGTTATCTTGTTGTTGCTGATGTATTAGACGCAAGTTACTTTGGTGTTCCACAATCTCGTAGAAGAACTTTCTTTATTGCGGTAAGAGAAGATGTAGCAGAGAAAGTAGGTATTAATTTTATGACAATGTATCAATTGTATCCTGATAAGAATAATTTTAGAACTACATTGGGTGAAGCCATTAATGATATTGTTAATCAAGACCCAGAGGAAATAGAATACTTAAACAAGGCTTTAGGTCCAGATAAAGCAGTAGGTAAAACTTTGGCCAAAATGCCAAAAGATCCTGAGAAAGTTTTAAGTGGTATGGATTACCACGATAAAGGTCATCACTTTAACTTAAAGAGAACTAGTAGAAATAAACCTTGTCCAACAATAACAGCTATGGGTAATCTTCCAGGTGTTGCTGGTACTTGTCACCCAACAGAAAATAGAAAATTTACTATTAAAGAATTAAAAAGAATTATGTCATTACCTGAAGACTTTAAATTGACAGGAAAACATATAAAACAATCAGAACGTATAGGGCGTATGGTACCACCGTTAATGATGAAGGCACTTGCTGAAAGTGTTTATAACAAAGTATTAAAACCATATAAAGAGATATATAATGACTAAATTTACATTTGCAACAGAAAACGAAGGATTTGATAATCATATAGATAAGTCAATCCGAGGTTATAGTCACTTATGGGGAGACATACTTACACTATCAAAATATTTTATTGAAGATTATACACAAGTTGTTGATATAGGTTGTTCTACCGGTAAGTTATTAAAAGGTATGATAGAACAAAATAACGAACACATACCTAATGCACAGTACACTGGTATTGAAATAGAAGATGATTTCTATGGTGATTATACTTTTGATGAGAATAAACATGAACAATTAAGTTATTTCAGAGGAGATGTAAGAGATTATAATTTTCAAAATTGTTCTTTAGTGACTTCTATATTTACATTACAGTTTATGTCGCCAAAAGATAGACAAGATATAATTAATAAAATACATAGTGGTTTAAATACAGGTGGCGCATTCATCTTTAGTGAAAAAACTTTTAGTTGTAACCCTAGAATACAAGATATGATGACCTTTACTTTTTATGACTATAAAAGAAAAAATTTTAGTGATAAAGAAATACTAGATAAAGAAGTACAGTTAAGACATATGATGAAGTTAAATAGTAAAACAGAATTATATGAAATGTTAAATACTGCAGGATTTGAAGTACATAACTTTTGGCAGAACTTTAATTTTATGGGAGCCATTGCTCTAAAGAAATAAATATTTATTAGCATTGACAAATAGATATAAGTATGATATATTATAACACAACTAAGGAGATTGAATATGAGTAATTTTTTAAAAGATATAATCAAAGAAACTGGTAACGAATATGCCGGTTTAGTTAGCGATGGAATAGACAGCGCTGATGTGACAAGTTTTATAGACACAGGTTCATATTCATTTAACGCATTATTATCTGGTAGTATCTATGGAGGTATGCCAGGGAACAAGATTACTGCTATCGCAGGTGAGGCAGCAACAGGTAAAACATTTTTTGCTTTAGGTATTTGTAAAGCATTTTTAGATAAAGATAAAGAAGCTGGTGTTATCTATTTTGAATCAGAAAGCGCAATCTCAAAAGACATGATTGAAACTAGAGGCATTGATTCGAAAAGAATGGTTGTTGTTCCAGTTTCAACAGTACAAGAATTTAGAAGTCAATCTATAAAAATTTTAGACAAATATATCGAACAACCATTAAAAGAAAGAAAACCTTTGCTATTTGTGTTAGACAGTTTAGGTATGTTATCAACCACAAAAGAAATGGAAGATACTGCTGCTGGTAAAGAAACAAGAGATATGACAAGATCGCAAATTGTCAAATCAACATTTAGAGTATTGACATTGAAACTTGGTAAAGCAAATGTACCAATGATTATGACCAACCATACATATGATGTTATAGGTTCAATGTTCCCTCAAAAAGAAATGGGTGGAGGAAGTGGTTTAAAATATGCTGCTTCATCAATTATCTATCTATCTAAAAGAAAAGAAAAAGATGGTACTGAAATTATTGGTAACATTATACATTGTAAAAATTATAAATCAAGGTTAACAAAAGAAAACGCAAAAATAGATGTAAAACTAACTTACAAAAGAGGCTTAGACAAATACTATGGTCTTATTGAACTTGTTGAAGAAGCTGGTATCTTTAAGAAAGTATCTACAAGATACGAAATGCCAGATGGTGTTAAAGTCTTTGGTAAGAACATCAATGATAATCCTGAAAAATATTTTACAAAAGAGGTATTAGATAAAATAGATGTCCAAGCAAAACGAAAATTTAGTTACGGAACAGAAGAATCAGACGAATAAAAGATATATCTTTGCTCAAAAAGATGGTGAAGACTTTAGTTGTATAAAGTTAGCCGAAGGCAAGTACAAAGATATAATTTATAAGTATGATAAGGTTAAGTTTGCTCCTGAAGCAAATGCTAATGGTGAGATTCCGTTAAAGTTTACCTATGATATTTTTCTAAATCCTAACAAAGTAGAAGTTAAAGATACTGAGTTTAAGAATTATATTGGTGATATATTATTAGAATTAGTTGAAGACCAACTAAAAAATGGAACAATGGTGATTGATGAGTAACGATAGAATTGAAAATACAATATTAACAAGTCTTTTTTATGTAGAAGAATACACTAGAAAAGTTTTACCGTTCATAAAAAGTACGTATTTTAATAAACGTGATGAACAATTATTGTTTAGTGAAATTGATACCTTTGTTCAAAAATATAAAAATCTTCCAACAAAAGAAGCAATACTAATTGAACTTAATAATACAAAAAATATAAATGAAGAAGAATTTAAGAATGTTAAAGATTTAGTAAACTCTATTTCAAAACCAGAAGACGTAGATATTAACTGGTTATTAGATACAACAGAAAAGTTTTGTAAAGATAGAGCAGTACATAACGCAGTACTTGAAGGTATACAAATATTAGATAACAAAGATAAGCTTAGAACACCAGAGGCGATACCAAGTATTCTAGCAGATGCTCTAGCAGTTTCATTTGATAATCACGTTGGTCACGATTATATTGGTGATGCACAAGAAAGATTTGAGTGGTACCACACAAAAGAAAAACGTTACAAATTTGATTTAAGTTATTTCAATCGTATTACAAAAGGCGGTATACCAAGTAAGACTTTAAACATTGCTCTAGCAGGCACAGGTGTAGGTAAATCTTTGTTTATGTGTCATGTTGCTTCAAGTTTCTTAACACAAGGCTTAAACGTTCTCTATATCACACTAGAGATGTCAGAAGAACGGATTGCGGAAAGAATAGATGCAAACTTATTTGATGTTTCTATGGACGATTTACGTACCATGCCAAAAGATTTATATGATAATAAGTTAACTAAATTAGAGGATAAGACAAAAGGTAGACTAATCATTAAAGAATATCCTACTGCAGCTGCTCATAGTGGTCACTTTAAAAGTTTATTAAATGAATTGGCATTAAAGAAATCATTTAAACCTCAAGTTATTTTTATTGACTATCTAAACATTTGTGCTTCAAGCAGATTTAAAGGTGGTAATATATCTTCTTATTTTTATGTTAAAGCAATCGCTGAAGAATTAAGAGGTTTAGCTGTTGAGTTTGATGTGCCAATCTTTAGTGCAACACAAACTACTAGAACTGGGTTTGTAAGTACAGACATTGGATTAGAAGATACTGCAGAATCATTTGGTCTACCAGCAACTGCTGACTTTATGTTTGCTTTAATGACTAATGATGAATTAGATGCATTAGGTCAAATGAAAGTAAAACAATTAAAAAATAGATACAACGACCCGGGTGTTAATAGAGCATTTATATTAGGGGTTGACAAAGCTAAAATGAGATTATATGATGTTGAAAACTCAGCACAAAATATTGTAAATAGCAATCAAACAAAAGAAAAAGAAAACTATCCAAATCCAGATCAGACTTATGAGAAATTTTCAGATTTTAAACTTTAATGAACAAACTACAAAAAGTAAAATTTCATAGGGGTGATAGAAGACCCGGGGATAATAGTGAGGATACTTTGAATTATAAAAGTAAGATGGTAAAATCCAAAGGTGATATTCTATGGCGTGTACTAGAGTACCCAAAAAAGACAGTTGTTGCTGAATATTTTTTTGAAGAAGACGCTAATAAATTTGTTAAATTTCAAAATAAAAATCAAGTATGGAAATTAGAGGGGGGAATACCCAAATTTCTATACATTAAAACCGTAAAATAGATATAATATCCCTTGACATTAACCCCTAAATAGTATATAATATAAATATATACGTTGAATTATATGGAAAATGTGATTATAGTAATGGAAACACAATGAAAGAGAAATGTTTAGTTTTAAGGGATTTATTACAAAAGATCGGAATACTCATTTAGAACACCTAGAAGACGCTATCATAGATAAAGGCTCGGCAGGTGCGCAAAATGCTATTAATTTTTTAAAGTCAGTAAGAAATATGCTGGCTGGTTCATCAAGTACTAAAGTCAACATGACCGTCAAGTGGGACGGCGCTCCAGCAATCATTTGTGGTACTAATCCGGAAAACGGAAAATTCTTTGTAGGTACTAAATCAGTTTTCAACAAAAAACCAAAAGTCAATTACACAGCAGGTGATATAAGAAAAAATCACTCTGGCGAGTTAGCAGAAAAACTAGCAATTGCATTAAGAGAATTAAGGCGTCTAGGTATCAAGGGTGTACTTCAAGGTGACTTTCTATTCACTCCTTCAGATTTAAAAAAAATTAATATAGATGGTGAGAGTATGGTTTCATTTACACCAAATACTATTACTTACGCAGTACCAACTAGTTCAGTGCTTGCTAAAAAAATATTAAGAGCAAGAATGGGTATAGTTTTTCATACAAAATATACAGGTAAAACTTTAGATAGTATGACAGCTGGTTTTGGAACTATTAGAGGATCAGCAACAAATGTATTTTTAGCAAGTGCTGGTTACAAAGATGTATCAGGTTCTGCGAAACTAACTACAAGTGAACTTAAAACATTTAACGCAAAATTAAGAATGGCTGAAGGCTCACTATCAAAGGCAGCACCTTTATTAGATATTATTAGTGAAACATCTTCTGATGGTTTAGGTGTTGGATATAGATTAAAAACTTTCTTTAATCACTATATTAGAAACACCCAAGGACACATGGCCAAAGTTAGAACTTTAGTGGATATGTTTAGAGATTATTATATTAATATTTTAGAAGCAGAAATAGACGCAAGGAAAACTAATAAGGGAAAACAAAAGTACAAAGATATATTAGCAACAAATTTAAAATTTATAGATAAAAATAGAAATGCTTTAGTGATGGCGGTTGCTTCACACGTAACTTTACAAAATGCTAAAAACTTTTTAGTAAATAAGATGAGTGAAATACAAAGTATAGGTCATTTTCTGAAAACTTCAACTGGATATAAAGTAACAGCTCCAGAAGGATTTGTAGCTGTTGATAAAGTTGCCGGCGCTGTTAAATTAGTAGATAGACTAGAGTTTAGTAGAGCTAACTTTACAATGCCAAAAGGATGGAGTAATTAAAAGATGATGGATAATAAAGATGTAGAAGAACATCATAAAATGATAAAAAAATTAAATAAAACAAAATCTTTAACGGAATTTAGAGAGTATTTAAATGAAGGTGTTTATGATCCTGGTATATTTAAAGCATTCTTTTTAGCTGGTGGTCCAGGTTCAGGTAAATCGTTTGTTACACAAGCAGCATTTTCTGGTACAGGATTAAAAACTATTAACTCTGACACAGCATTTGAAAGAGGTTTGAAAAAAGGTAATCTCTCATTAAAGATGCCTGACGAAGAAGAATACTTTAGAAATATTATAAGAGCTAAAGCAAAGATGACTACTGCTACACAATTAGATACTTACATACGAGGTAGATTAGGTCTTGTGGTAGACGCAACTGGTAGAGATATTAATACTATTAGTGGTCAAAAATCAATGTTAGACCTTATAGGCTACGATAGTTATATGATCTTTATTAATACAAGTTTAGAAGTAGCGTTAGAAAGAAATAAAAATAGACCTAGAACTATACCAGAATACCTTGTAAAGAATAGTTGGAATCAAGTACAAAGAAACATTGGTACGTTTCAAAGAATTTTTAGTCCTAATAAAATGTTAATTGTTGATAACAATAGAAGTGAAAAAGAACTAGTAACAATAACACTTAACACAGCTTCAAAATATATACGAACTAAATTGAGAACTAAACCAGAAAATGGTACAGCAATGGCGTGGATAAAAAAAGAACTAGATGCAAAAAGAAATATATGAGTAAAGGAGATGAAATGAAAGTATCAAGTGAAACAGCGATAAGTATGCCAATGAAAAATTTGCTAGCTATAGTAGCAACTGTTGCTGTAGGAGTATGGGCTTACTTTGGTGTGATCGAAAGATTAAATCGTATCGAAACAAATGAAGAACTGATTAGAAAAGATTTAACTCAAGCAAGTGAGAGAATTGAAGCTGATTTAGAAAAGAATACAGAATTTAGAATCAAATGGCCAAGGGGAGAAATGGGATCTCCACCTGCTGATTCCGAACAGTATATGCTTATTGAACATATGTCCGGACAAATGGATAAAATTACCATTCGTTTAGAAAAAATGATGAACAACGGAGTAAACATCATAAGATTACAAGAAGATGTTAAGGCCATGAGAGATGATATTGAGAAGTTGAAAGACAGTAATCGTAGTATAATTTATGAAAATGGTAACACTCATAAAAAAAAGGAATAAAATGAAGAAAATAATAACAACACTTTTTATATTATTGTTTGTGAATATTGCTATTGCTTTAGAATACAAGCCGGGTAAGGCGCATCCAAATAAAGAGGGTGTTGTTGGTCTATTGTTAATACTAAACGGTACAATAATTGAACACGTTTTTAAACCAAACATATCAACTTGTCTTAAATCTAAAAGAGTAGCACAAAGACAAATGGATTCAAATGGTAAAAGCGAGAGAGTACAATTTGCTTGTAAGATATTAGTAGCAGATTTAGAAGAAGATTCACAGACAAAATATGGATTAAGAATAACTAAAATAATATCAGGAGGAAACTAATGAACAAGTTAGAAAAGTATATAATTATATGTATGTTTTTTACCATACTTTTTGTAGGTTTAAACGTAAAAGCAGAAACACAAGAAGCACTAGATGTTGCTGAGAAGAAAGGCCTTATAGATTTAACTCCATCTGAACCAGAAATAGGCATTGTATTTGCAGTTTGTATATTTGAAAATGAAGATGGTACAAGGAAATTAGTAGATCATAGAGAAGCTATTAATATGAGTCACTGCTTGAAAGAGAAAAGAAAAGCGGAAAAGAAATATAAACAAATGAAGATAGACGGACTAACCGTTGGTTCATTTATATTTGCTTGTGATAAAGTAAAAGCAGAGATAGAGGTATTAGAGAATGGTGATTGGCGTATTGTAAAGATATTAGGTAAATATCACGAAGCATATAAAAAGAAGAAGATTTACGAGTAATATATGAAATTTAAAGATTACGTATTAGAAAGTATTATCGATATACCAAGACTTACTTATGCACCTGGTGTATTTGATAATGCTAATACGTCTAATCCAAAAATTAAAGCTAGTGTTAAGAAATTAATTAACAATCAGATTAAAGAATTTGAACAAGACTATCCTATATTGAAAATATCTTTAATTGGTTCTATTCTAACAAAGAGATATAGAAATGACGCAGACTTGGACATCAATGTATTGTTTGATGTACCAAAAGAAAAACAAGAAGATGAAAGAGTAGCACTTTCACAAAAGTATTTGTCTTCTAAAAATCCCGACAATATTCAAGGTAAAGAAATTCCAGGAACTAAACACCCTATTAATTTTTACTTTCTTACAGATCAGGAAACATATGACGATCAAAATAAAAAAGCTGATGCTGTGTTTGATATAGAAAAAGATAAGTTTGTTAAACGACCAGATGATTTTGTTTTTAATACAGACTTATATGTAAAAGAGTTTGGAAGAAAAGTACAAGAATTAGACGTAATTAAAGGTGAACTAAAAAGAGATATAATTGACTATGATGAATTACAAGAATTAAAACCAAATGATATTTTAAATTTACAAGATAAGATTAATGATAAGTTAGAAGAAATAGAAGATGGTATAAAGGAC